CATACCCTCGCCACAATACCACTGTCGCATAGAGTTGGTGTTTCCAGCGGTATCTGATATTGGAGTAAGGACTGATTCGTCAGCGTCAGAAAATACATAACGCGTGCCGACAACATCACCATTAGTTTCTACTGCTGTACTAAAGTCGGAATCAATCCAGCCAGCATCAGCATCAAGAGTAATTGCTATTGTATTGCCAACAGCACCTATTTCCGTAGTAACCACGCCTGTAAAACTGGTAATAAGAATTGGGCCACCAGAAACATCAAAGAGGTCGTCGCTTTGTGATGTAGCCGTCACAGTCGAACAATACATTTGCCCAGCAACAGTGCCAACACCAACCGCGCCATAAGCAGAACCTTCGTTTTCATTGTAAGTGTTTTTGGCTAAGTGCATATCAGCACCTACAATAGACAGGTCAGGTGTAGCAACATCACAGAAACATGCATTGTTAACAATAACACCAGTATCACCATTATACATGATATTGTCTTTAATAGTAACACCAAGTGAAATAGTGGTAGCACTTTCAATACAACCTACTGCATAGTCGCCATAGAATTCATTGTCAACAATTCTAAGCCCGTCATTTCCTGCGTAGTTGATTGCCGACTGAGCACTGGCACCACCCTGTTGAAAGATACAGTTCCGGATTACTCCATTGTCATTGTCAGCGGCACTTGTAATTGCGTCCGTAAATTCATCTGTGCCTTCGGAGTTCACTAAAAACGAACAATCCTCAATAATGAAACCCTCTGAACCAGTCTCTATATCGATAGCGTGAGCAACATCTGTAACATCTGCTATAAATATAAGATTCTTGATGTGGGCGTCATCATCACCAATAACAAATTCGCCACCAGCATTTGTAAAACTAATCTGGGGTCGCTGCATACCAGAACCTAACCCTATAATAGTTATACCAGCAATGTCAATATCAACACCGTCAGCAGTGCTCAAATCCTCAGCATGACCAGGAGCGACCAAAACAACATCGCCATTATCTTCAGAGCAATTATCATCTACACACTTCTTGATAGTTGTCTCTGCATTAGCCCAGTCTACACCAGTAGCAGAGCCGGTTGCGCCAGAATCAACGTAATACACATTACCAACACCTACGCCCAACAGGGCCAGTTGGTCAGCCGCATATGTCTCAAGCAAATCAACGTCTGTTTGCACAGCCTCAACCGCAGTGTCTGTGGCCGTAGAAATCCTTGTTGCATAGACAGAAGTACAAAGCAATAACACTAAACAAGTTGTTAGTAATTTCTTCATTTTGTACTCCTTTTCTTATTCTAAGTTCAAGTAAACAAGACTCGGCTCACCACCAGCACCAACAGTTATTACGGTGCCCCAAGTTGCATCTGTGCCATCATTGGCAATTAGACCACCAGCACCAGCTGTACCTGCGGTTCCAGCCTTACCAATAGGTTCGCCAACAACAACCGTATCGTCCGCGTCAACAATCAGCGGACACACACCAACAGTCTGAGACCAGAAATAATAGTTCGCAGGAACTGCGCAAACATTAACTCCAGTAACAATCGCAGCCTGAGATGTAGGGTTAACAACTACGTCACGATAAATATTCTTAGCGACGCTAAGTTCGTCTGTAGCGGAGAAAGCAACCCTAAGACCTCCCTCGTCAGCGATTTCGATATTCATAACCGTGTCAGAAGTTGTCCATTTGTTGTCCTTAATGATATACATATCACCAACAACCGTGCCATCAGTACCCGATTTGTTCTTGTACAGATAGCCATCAACAAGTTCGTGGTCTGAATAATTGTTGCCTGTAGTAAGAAGTATGTCAAACTTCTTGTCGCCAACCGCCCCAGTATAACCCGTCTGTGTAATTTCCAAGCCTCCTGCAGCAACTGCCTCAGAAGCGTTCATGTGTGCAACAACCAAAGCCACTGAGCCGTTCTTGCTATACCGGAACTTGCGACCATCCCTTGTTTCGGCTATAGCACCAAGCGGGAAGGCCTTGTTTGCATGAGGATTCCAAAGGCTCAAGTCATGTAACAAGTTCTCGGCCTTGATTCTCCACTGCGACTGGTTAGGGGTATTTATATCACCCATATTCAAATTATCATAACTCATAAGAGTCTCCTTAAAATTTGCGGGAAACACCCGCGAGAATTGAATTTATGCCTGACACTCGATTTTGATAATCTTGTCTTCATCGAATCTCATGCAACCCATGTTCATGTGAACGTAAACCTGTTGTGCGTAAGATTTGTCAGCACGCTCTGAAATTTCAATCGTAAGCTCATCAGCTACGCCAAGAATCATGCCGTCTTGTGCCCACGCCCAGCACTCGAACACATCAGTATCAGCATCGACATCATTGCTCGACCCAAGAGTAATCTTAGGTGTTACAATCCAGTTAAACCCCATCCAGTCCGTAATAATACGGCCGGACGTCAAAGGCTTTTGACCGTTGTAGTCAATGTTGACATACTCTTCTTGACCAAACAAATTAGTGGCCTGTCGTGGCGAAATTGCACACCATTTCGGAATATCATCATCAACCTCATTGTTGGCAAAATACTCCAGTGCAAGCTCAATTTTCTCGGTCGTCATACCTGTGTCAGATGCCGAACAGTTACCAGCCGAAGTGTCATGAGCAATGGTTCTCCCAGTGTCCTTCGCTGTGTATTTAGTGTTGCCGCCCTGACTGGCCCAAGTAATTGTACTACCGGCCCTACGACCCGAAGTAGTAGCAGCCTCAAACGCAGCAAGAATAATGTCGTCTTTTTTACGATTGACGGCACGTCTAAACGCTGTAACAAAATCGCCAGTAGGCGCAAGTTTAATGTCAAGTGCATCATCCCTGTCGAACAACACGGCATTATGATAAGGTGTAGTGTTAACCCAACGCCTCTGAGTTGACGGGTCAATCGAAGGCGTATCAGAACTACGGCCTGTTTTCTCTGCCAAAGAAAACTCGCCCATCATGTCAAACGCTTTGTCCTCGGCATTTATAAGCCCATATTCCGTTCTTATCGCTTGTGCAAACCGCGATTCTTTCTGTTGGCATACGTGGTACAAATCGTCGTGAAATTCGTCAACAAACCAGTTCGGTATGCCATTTGATACAGTTATATTCATCTTGAATCCTTCCCAAAAAAATATTATTGTTGTTGTCGGGAAGGTTGTCCAAAATGGGGCTTCCCTGTGCTTTACGCTTCACTACGGCGACACCACTTTAGTGTTAGCATCAGGGCCTCTTGCGAGGGTTGTCTGAATAGCCGAGAATTAACTCGGAAACTGCTTGTATAAACTTCTTTTCTGCTCCTGCAAATCCTTAAACTTTGCATTGCCTTTGTATGTAGCTGGATACTCTTTTTGTATCACGTCCATTTGGCTGCGAATTTCTGCTATCTGAGACTTAAGCCCGTCTCTGGTCACAGAACTGTTACCCTTCAATCCCTTTAACGTATCCTCGCTCATGGCCTCGGCGATATTATCGAGAAACTTGGCCATAGCAGGCGAATTTTCAGCATTGAACTCAGCCACAGCCTTGTCCCCACCATACTTTCGCATAACAGCATTTGCACGAGCCACCTTGTCATCATAGCTACTAAGCCATTCTTTCTTAAGCTCAGCAATACTTTCCTCTTTTGCCCTTGTTTGCTGTTCTGCAAGAGTTGTACTAACAACGTCAATCTCATTTGCCACCACTGTATGATAAAAATCAAGCAGTTTCTGAAACTTTGCAGGCGACAACTCAAGTTCTTTATGAGCAAACTCCTTGACATCAGCTATTTTTTTATCGTCAAGAGGCCCAAGTTTGGCAGCAAGTTCTGGAGAAAGTTCGTATTTGTAATCATCTGTCGTGTCCGGCACGTCATTGGCCTTTCGCCATGCAGCCTTGATTTCATCAGAAGAGTTAGCATTTGGTATCTCGACAAGCGAATCAGGGTTCTTGCTGGTTTTTTTCCTAAGATCCATGTAAGAGTGGGCCAAATCAGACACATTCCCAAACCTGACCAGAGTGTCCGCGTTATCCTTAAACTGTTCACGGTCAGTCCAGCCATCAACAAAAGTGCCGTCAGAGTTAACAAATCCTGTGTCGCCTCCCAATTCGCCGCCGCCTTCACCGCCACCGGTGCCACCGTTCTCGCCACCAGCATTGTTGTCTTCAAGGCAATAGAACGGCAAAAGTCCATTTTTGAAATTCTTAAACATTATTGGCCTCCTTTGCCAGGACTCACTATATAGTCCCAATCAC